TTTGCAAGCTGCTCCCACTCGCTCATCGAGAGTTCCGCTTCAGCCGAGGGCATTGCGTTGTCCGTCCGGCGCTTAATGAGTTGATCCATGATTTGCTCCCTTGCGGTTGTGCCTTGTGGCGGGGTGTTAATTACACGGTAGTCGATTTTGGAGGGGGTGTCAAGCGGGATTTTGAAAGTTCAGGATTTTCCCAGCTTCGATTTTAAGCGGCCCGATTTTCAAGCTCGCGGGTTTCTAGCTCCCTTGCTCCAGTTCAAAGATAGCCGCCTTGCGTGCGGCGGGGAGGTTGTTGGCCCTCCCGGTGATAACACGCCCGTCCTCGTGAAAGACCGCCCACGAGCGTCCCGGGCGGTAATCCTCGCCCCACTTGTGAGCTTGGCCCCGGTCTTGAAGCGCCCCAATCTCGATGACATGAGTGCCCGTCTCTGAATAAGCCATGTGCTTGCCCTCGTACACCTCCCAGTCAAGTGCGGCGGCGTTTGTGAGGGTCTTAGCGGTCTTGGTGTTGGTCATTTATTGCTCCTTTGAACGGGGTAGAAGGGGTGCCCTTCCGGCTGTGGTTCCACCCTACACACACGTAAACCACCTTGTCAAGGTTGTTCTAAGCGAAAAAGGGCCAACCGCAAAAATCGTGCAAAAACGGACAGGAAAAGCCGAAAAAGGACTAAGAAAGGGGTAACCCAGTAGGTTACGGTTGAAATGGGTTACATTGGGGGTTTTGGTGTTGGAAATGGAGAGAGGCGGGGTGAAAAGGGGTGCCTCCCGGGAGGGAGAACGTTGATATTCCGCGGAAGTGAGAGAAGGGAGGGGGGTCTATATGTGTGAAATCTTGTAAACCAATCAATGGGGTTTTAAATAGGTTTGTTTGTGTGTTTACGTGTTGACCCCTAGGTACGCAACTACTCGACGGGAAAAATGCCCCCGTGTTTTCTGAGGCGGGAAATATATGAGCGGGTAATCTGAAGGGTGCTTATCTGAGGGGGGCTTCGCCCTCGCCGGGAGGGATGCCCTTCTCCGTTCGACCCGCACCGGATGCGTCGGCGGCAGCGCCGGGGGAATGCTTCGGCAGGGCGTGCAGTGTACGGCCTTCTAAGGCACCGTAGCGGGGCGAACATTCCCGGCAGGTAGGTCGGATAGGAGGCTCCAATTCTCAGCCGTTCTAGGGCTAGTAGCAGGGCGATTACGTCTAAGGCTGTGTGCGCCTCATGGCGGGGTGATAGGTGCCTTCGGCTAGGGATACCGCAGGCCGGGCCTGCAAGGGCCAGGAAGGGGCACCCTAGGGCCGTTGGAGGGCATAAGAATAGCGCCTACCCTTGAAGAGTAAGCGCCATCCCTAGCAGCTAGTTGTCTGCGGGTCCGCGATCGAATGCCAGCAATGCCCAGCCGACAAGCTCAGTGCCCCCAGAATCACATTCAAGACACTCGCACCTATTGTGGTCAATGTCTGCCGCGTCACCCGTGCGTTCACAGAATGCCTCGACAACGGTATATGCGAAGGTGACGGCGTGCCCAGCCTCCAACAATTCGACCGCGTGCGGAAGGTTGAAGGCGACATGATCGGCGGCATCGTAGAACTCACTCGCCTCATGCAAACGCGAATGGTCCGCGACGTTTGCGGGCAATTCCATGCCGCCGTCGTAGCTCCACATGATCGAATCGCCCGCGTAGGCCGTGCCGAAGTCGTCACCTACGGCGTAGCGGCCATTGCCCAACGGCGTGACCGTGGCATCCTCATAGAACGAACGATCTGCGATAGCTTGCAGTGCTTCTGTGAGAGTGAACATGTCTAGAGTCCCTTCGCCTTGAGTGCTCGCGCCGTGCGCAGCTTGATGCTCGCGTGGCGTGCTTCGGGCGTGCGCTCGGAGTCTTCGCGCTTAAGCGTGTTGAAAGTTCGGTTGGGGGTGCGCATTGTTCTAGTTCCCTTCTAGGTGGATAGGTAAGCGAGTTACCGACCCGCGGATAGGTCAAGTGAACTACCCGCGAGGCGCTAGCGCGCTTAGACCATTGCCAGGTACTGGGTTAAGGCATCTTCGATACTGTCAGCGTAGATGCCGCCGACGGGGTAGGAGTTGATACCCTGATCGTTGACGGTATCCCAGTGCATCGTACCCTCGTCACACTCGGCGCCATACTCGGCCATGACTTCCCACACCTCGCCGCGGGCCCACTGTTCCCATTGTTCCGCGAGTCATTCGGCGTATTCCCCTCCCCACGTAATCGCGAGCACGTCCCACCAATCCGATTGTGAGTACCCGCGCGCGGAGTAGGTCACGATGGCACCTTCGGCCCGCTCGCGAACCCAGCCAATGCAGACGCGGGCGTACCGGCGCGTAATGTCTAGCGCCTTGTCAGCGTCGTGAGTGTCGTACGCACGTTCGAAGACTTCGGAGAGTTCGCACGTTGCTTTGTCGCGTCCGCCACGGGGAGACGTGTTGTAAACCATGATCGTGGCGTCAGCATCCCACGTCGCGGGAGACTCGGCGCTCGTGTCTTGCCAAACGACGTATCGTGTCGGGGTGTCTGCTGTTTCGTCGTAAATGTGTGCGGTTCCGTCGCGCAGGTATTCGGTACGCATGGTGTTAGTTCCTTCGGTTGGTGTGCTTCGGTACCCTTAGCGTATGCACTACGCGGGCGAATGTCAAGCCGATCCGGCAACCAATTCGCGGGCGGCGCGGCGTGCTTCGGCAGGAGTGGCGTGGTGCTCCCCCACCGTGTCAATGTCGATAGCAGGCCGGTCATCCCGTTGGCTGCCCAGCACCGCACGGCGGACGGTGTAGTGACGCGGGGCATCGTCGTAGGCTTCCGAAGTGACGAAGTAGAACACGCCGCCCGGCACGGCCTTAGAGTCGCCGCTGTGGTAGACACCTTCGAGCAGGCGTGACTTGAAGAATCGCATAGAGTCACGTGAGAAGAAATAGCTACCCGCGTGATCTGCGATAGCGCGAAGGTCGGCGGCGTTGCGAACGTGCGTGCGCTGATAGTGAACGGCCATGTCTTCATTCCCTTGTGTTGGTTGACTAGTAGAACAATACGCGGTGCAATTGGTAGTCATGGTGTGTCTCCTGGTGTGTCGGGGCGTGAGGCTAGGTCAGTCCTGGCGCCAGATGATGAGGGACGCAAGCCCGATATCGAAGGTAGAGAGAACGTCGATAGTAGCGTCGATATAGAGTACGGCATCCGCGGCGGTCATGCTATCGATCTTAACGGTCTTGCCTGTCGTAGTGGTGTACCCGATACGCACGCGGTCACCGCTGGTGTTCAAGTGGCGGAGGTCTTCGGTGACACGGGCGATATCGCGGACGGCCTGCGGGGTGTGGAGAGTGTGCATGGTGTACCCTTCGGTTGGTTGCTGATAACTACAGTTAATCAGGTACGCGTGCGAATGTCAAGCCCTAAGCGTAAACGTCGGTGGGGGTCCACTCGAACATCGGCGTAATCGGTTGCGCTCCGGCGTTCGCGGCGTTACAGAACTTGCAGTCCGGGTCATAGTGCTCGAACATGACGCCTCCGCCCGAGCAGGTGGAACAGGTAGCCGTGGTCAGGTTGCCATTCGGCAGGATAACAGTCACGCGGCCCATTCGGTCGCAGGTGGGACAGTCGATTCGAGTGTACACGGTGAGATCCTTAGAACGATGGGATAGCGGTGATGGTGGTGCGCACGATAGTGGGCACGGGAGTGAAAGAGTACGCGGGCACGAGTACTGCGTGAGGGTGGAAGGCGGCGATACCGGCCTGAGATGAGAACATGGCTACTCCTAACGAATGACGCAATAGAAACAAAAGACGACGGCGGAAGTAATCCACACAGTACGCACGATACCCCGAATGACGTAGTACCGGCGCGAGCGGCGCGTCATGCCTTCGACCCGCGCGGGGGAGGTGTGACGGCGGCGGCTGCAACGGCGGCCATGTTAGGGGCCGTGCTCCACAGTACCCGTGCCGCCGTGCGGTTCAGGTCGCGCATGTAGGCGGCGGTCGTGGGTGCGTAGTCTGCCGACGTGGCAACGCGGGCAGGAGCGGCGACGGTACGCGCGGGAGCGGCGAAGCGTGCGCGATTAGCGGCGGAAGCGTTGCGGTCAAGTGCAGGTGCGGTGTTTGTCATGTCTTTATTCTCTCGCGTATTGCGGGGGAAGTCAAGCCGAAACGCAAAGTTTCTTCGATTAGTTTCTCGGCGTGATGCGGGCATCGAATGGCGCGAGCTGGCAACGGGGGAGGATAGGCACGCGTGCGCGCGTATCACATATTTAGTCGAAAGTCAAAGTTGACAAAGGTCTCGAATTGTGCTAACGGCGGGGGGCTCCTGGCTGGCGGAGAGGCAGTAAGCTCACACTCCATTCCAGGGGTTTCATCGCCCAAAAATATTTCAATTCCCGTTTTCGTTCCTGGGGATTTTTTTCCGTGTTAGGCTCGTACCGATAATTATTTTTCAAAATTGAAGGAGTTCCTGTGGCGCACAACCTCCAACCTATAGGCGACGAAGATCCTGCGCTGATGTGTGCGGCGTGTCATCAGTGCCCGTGTTGCACGGGGTTGTCGGAGGATTGCGAACCTGGGTGATAAACTAGAGGGAGATACTTTTCCCCCGGAAGGACACCTGATGAGTTTTCCTGCCCAGACACCAAACGTCGTCATTCATAACCCCCGTGCGCGGAGGATTGCCCGAGTGGTGCTGGATGTGATCGGCGCGGGGCTGGTTATTTCGATGGCGGTGGATGCGGCGACGGATGCGTTTGACTTGCTTGCCTTGACGGTTCCTGTTCTTGCCGGGTGGACTGCTGCGCGCACGGTTTTCGGCTTTGCGGTGGATACCCCTAACACCCCGCACCTGTAGGCGTGTCTGAGGTGAATGCCCCTTACCCGCAGGCGTCGGAGGCAGTGGACGCTCATCTGTCTACGGCTATTGAGTCTCTTCGTTCTTCGCAGGAATTGGGGTTTACTCGGGTGGAAAACCGTATCAATGAGATGGTCACCAAGGGCGAGTTCAACGCTACGATTCAGCGCCTTGATGCTAAGGACGATCATCTGGAGGCTAAGATGGAGTCTGGGTTTAAGGATATGAAGCTGGAGGTGTCCCAGGGGTTCAACAATGTTAAGGATGCTGACCGGGAGCGGAACACGAAGAATCGCTGGTTTTGGGGTCTTATGGTTTCGTTTGCGGGTGTTATGTCGGGTACGATTTTCGGGATTATCACTCTTCTCACAAGATAACGGTTTCGTAACGATCACACGTTCGCCCTGCTTTGGCGGGGTTTTCGTGTTTTTCGGGGGTACACTTTTAACAGGGGTGCGGACATCGACGTGAGAACAAGGGAGCAAAAGATGGCAATTGAAGTAAAGGTAGGCGACCGGGTTCGGCTCGTAGGGACGGGCTGGGCGGGGGCATACGATGGGTACGGGGCAGGGGACATCGTAGATGTAGTCGAGGTCCCGGTTGTCCGTGAAGAGAGTTCCGTTCGTGCCTACAGTATTCACGTCGTTTGCCCAGATGTGGGCATGTTCGCGGTGGAACTCGTTACGGATAATGCCAAGCAGGGGGAGAGTTCTTTCGATCAAAAGGTACGCACCATCCTCGACGACATGGCGACGTTGCTCGTAGAGAAGAATACGGCTTACGGTAATTCCGCCCTAGACCCCGTTCGCATCTTCTCGAAGGCGGATACCCTGGAGCAACTGTACGTGCGTCTGGACGACAAGATTAATAGGGTCAAGCAGGGCCACGAGTTCCCAGGGGACGACACGATTCGGGACATTATTGGGTATTGCACGCTTATTCTTATTGCACGGGAGGACAACGATGACAACGATTGTAGCGGTTAAGACGGCCAAGGGCGTAAAGTTCGCGTGGGACTCTCAGACGACGTGGCAGCACCGCTCCATGCTGGGAGCCGTGAAGGTGTTCCAGAACGGGCCTGTAACCTTTGGGGTGGCGGGTTTGGGGCGAGCGTCGGATGTTCTGAAGTACATGGGTGTCCCGGACCGCAAGGAGTACGAACCTGACTTCGATAATGAGGCGTGGATTGTGCGAACCCTAGTGCCTGCGATTATCAAGGAGTTCAAGAGTGTGGACGTGGGTGAGTCCGATTCATTTAGTACAGAGGCCCAAGTTATCATCTCTGTAGGAGGTGATACGGGCTACCTTTCCGGGAACCTTTCCTTCGTTCGCGACGAAAGCGGCACTTATGCCGTGGGGAGCGGAAGCCAGTATGCCTTGGGGGCCTTGTCGGCAGGCGCGTCGCCGAAAAAATCAGTTGAGATTGCCCGAGACTGGGACCTCTACACCGGAGGAGAAGTTCAGGAGATGACGGTTTAATATGGGAAACGCATACACACTTGAAGAAGTAGAGCAGGAAATCAGCCAGACGTATCAGTGGTTTCACCGGGAGGCGGGCGTGACGGTTTATCCTCGTGAGGAGGGGCACCTGGGGTCGCTCTGGGCGTTGCATGATCTTCTTGTGGAGGATCGCCGGGACGCCTTGACTGCTGAAGAGTTTAAGGCGGAGCATGGTCGCGGTACACATGCAGTAGACTAGTAACGACGGGGTTCCCTCCCTTCCCCCGTCACAGAAACGCACCTTCCCTCCCTTGGGTGCGGATACCCCCTCTGGTTGTAGGCATTGCGCCTCCTGGAGGGGGTTTCACTTTCTCTCGTAGTAAACTAGGGGTAAGCCGAAAAAGGGTTTGTAGTAGGTGTTGCCGTCAAACCAGAAACCCTGCGGGGGTGACCCCAAGACACAGGCTCGAAGTTCGAGTGCTTACTGTTAGGGCGGCAGACGTAGAGGAGGGTTTATGGGTGAGTTGGAAGAGTTTGAGATTGATAGCCGTATCGAGAAGCTGATTTGGCGGTCTATTGGTCGCAAGTCGGTTCGGAAGATGGCTGAGGAGACGGGTCTTCCGGTTGAGACGGTTGCGCGTATTCGCACCGAGCTTTTGGATGGGGTGGATGAGCTTACGATTGACCAGAAGCGCACGAAGCTTCTCGTAGACCTTCAGGATATTGCGGATACGGCCCGGAGTGACTATGACAGTGCTGATGATACCGATTCGGGTTCTAAGCTTCTCACGGTGGCTGTGGGGGCTATTAAGACGGTGTTGGGTGAGATGCGTCAGATTGAGAAGTCTAGTAGCGGGGCTATTGACGCTTTGAACCAGATGCGTATTCGGGAGCTAATGCGTTTGGTGGACACTACCGTGACCCGCACGTTGGAAGAGGTCGCTACTACGCATGATTTGGAGTTGACGGAGCTTCTGGGCATCTTCCAGTCTCACCTCATTCCCGCAGCACGGGAGCTTGATTCACGTTGAGTCTTTTTCTTGTAGCGGATGGTGCGTTTAGCCAAATTGAGGCTCGCCGGAAACAGCACACGTATAAGTTTGACCCTGTACTGTGGGCGAAGGAGGTTGCCGGGGTTCACTTGTGGAGCCGTCAAGCTGAGATTGCCATGTCTGTAGCGGTGAATAAGAACACCGCTGTGAAGGCAGGGCATGGTGTGGGGAAATCGTTCCTTGCAGCGTTGCTCATCTGCTGGTGGGTGGATACCCGGTACCCTAACTGCTTCGTGGCGTCTACAGCCCCGTCTACAGCCCAGATTGGCGCTATCGTGTGGAGGGAGATTCACCTTCTCCGGGCGAAGATCGAACAGCGGTTCAAAGAGGGGCTCGTGGATCACAAGTTGCCGGGGTACGTGACATCTGACCATATTTGGAAGACGGAGCAGGGCGTTATCGTAGGGTTCGGACGTAAGCCACCGGATCAAAAGACTGATGACGCTTTCCAGGGTCTTCACGCGAGTGAGGGTGTCCTTGCCATTGGGGATGAGGCCGTGGGTCTTCGGGAGGAGATGATTGACGCTCTCGGTAACATTACGACTACTAAGAATGACCGTCGCCTTATTATCTGTAACCCGACCAACCCGGCGAGCTATGTGGGTCAGTTGTTTAAGACCCGGCCCTCAAACTGGGAGTATTTCACAATTGCGGTTATTCATAACCCTAATTTCACGGACGAGAAGGAGACGACACCGCAGGCAGTGTTGGAGGCTCTTTCCGACGAGTCATTCTTGGACTCGAAGCGGGAAGAATACGGAGAAGGGTCGTCGCGCTGGACGTCCCGCATTATGGGTGAGTTCGCGTGGGATATGGGGTTCACGCTCATCCGGGCAGAGGATATAGCTAAGGGTTTGGACTGCAATATTGTGCCGTCCCCTGACGGTCGTCCCGTGTTCGGGGTTGACGTTTCCCGTTCTAAGCGGGGGGATAAGAACTCGATCTACAAGTGGCAGGACGGCCACCTCCGGTACGTGGACTCATGGAATGAGCCGGACGCGATGAGGACGGCAGATCGTATCCACAGCCTTGCTCTTTCCCACGGCGTTTCCGACATCCGCATTGACGGCGTTGGTCTCGGAGGCCCCATCGCTGACCGTGTTCGAGAACTCGCTGCCGGAAAGTACGATGTCTACGAGATTCTGGGTAACGATCCCAGCCCGGATAGGTCTCGTTGGTTTAATTTCCGCGCGTGGGCTTGGTGGAACTTTCAGGATCGCCTCTCGCAGGGGCTTATCGACATCGACACGGAGGACATCGACCTCCAGGAACAGCTTCTCAGCGTGGAGTTGAAAAAGCGCTCCTCGGGTACGGACAACATTCTCCTTGAGAGTAAGGAGGATATGGCGAAGCGTGGGGTCTCGTCGCCTGACCTTGGGGATGCGGCAGTGTATGCGTCGATTGACTTGAGCCCGTGGACAGGGAACCCCTACAATAACCTCCCCCTCGGGGCCGTACTGTCCGAGGATCGAGCGGATGTAGCCCCGATGGACGACTTCCAAGCGGCAATTCGAGGCCCGGGGATGCCGATGTACTGGTAATCGTGTGGTAGGCTTAGGGGTGTAGATCAACTGCACGCTTGGAGGACACATGACTACGATTCTTTACGGGGTGTTTCACCCTCGCGCACCACAGGAGTGCCTGTACACAGGGGTAACCTCGGGGCTACTTCATGCTAGACAGAACGCCCATTGGAACGCCGCCCTTACGGGGAAGACAAACGGCCCGTTCCCCAATTGGATGAGGAATTACCGGGGAGAGCGCGACGTAGTGGAGTTTATCGCGCTCCATGAGTACCCAACCCGAGAGGAGGCGCTGGAAGCGGAAGTGGCACTAATAGCAGGGCTTAGGAACATCGGCCAGGCCCGCCTCAACCAAGCGGGCGGGGGCGAGGGGCAAACGCCCGGGTTTAAGCACTCCGACGAATCGAAGCGAAAGATGTCGTATCCGGGGGAGAAGAACCCGGGAGCAAAACTGACTTGGGCGGATGTTCGAGACATGCGAACACGGGCATCTAAGGAGTATGTCCCCGTAGCCCGCCTAGCCACCGAATTTGAAGTCGCACAGACCCTCATCCGCAGGGTTCTCGCGGGAGAGGTGTGGGTGGACGAGACCTACGACCCGTCAGGGTGGGTTCCGAAATTCCGGATGACTCCAATGGATGTTATTACCCGCATCCGAGAGTTAAGGGCGGAGGGTGCGCGAACAAGGGAGTTGGCGAGAATGTTTAATGTATCGGAGTCCACAGTCCGGACAGCCATTCGCGGTACGCCCCGTCCCGATGACACCTATGATCCGGCAACCCAGAAGCCGCTCCCGCCCCCAGGAGCCAGGCTGACGGAGGACGAGGTTAGGGAGATCCGCAACCTCCGGGAGGCAGGGGTTTCCGTCAAGCTCATCTCGGAGAAATTCGCAGTCTCCGAGACTAACGTGTATTACATTGCCAGCCGCAAGATTTGGGCTGATGTAGAATAGGATATATGAGCGACTTCGACCCCATTAACCAGATTACAGAGGCCCTTTCACAGGTTCTTTCAGAAAATGATGGCCTACGGGAGTCGCTTTCGGACGTGAAGATGATGCTGGACGCCGAAAACCGAGGCTGGTCGAGTATCGGCGCTTTCCTCTCGGGAGAGAACCTGGAGGGGTTCGACCTGGACGAGCTACAGGAAGTGTCGCAGAAACTCCGAACGTACACCACCGGAAACGCCCTTATGCGCCGAGGGTGCCAGTTGCACATCGGATACGTGTTCTCGAACGGGTTTTTTGTTGAGGGAACGGAGGCACCTACGAAGGGGCGACCCTCTGACCTGCGAAACGCTTTCGTCAACCGCGTGAACCAGGAAAACATCTTTTCCTACGCAGCACAGTCTGAACTTCAGCGGTCTCGGTACACGGACGGAATGGTGTTCCTGGCTGCGCACCGGGGCAAGAAGGAAGTCCGCCGCATCCCGCTCTCGGAGATCACGGGAGTGAAGGTAGATGAGGACTACGGCGAGGACGTTATCGCATACCGGCGGACGTGGAAACAGCACAACGAGAACAAAACCCAGTCGCGGTGGTACATGACCGACCGATTCTCGGGGGTCAAGCCGAAGTCTTACGCTGACGGGGCTGGCGAGCGGGTTCCGGTCGATCAGGATGTCGTGATCGTGGATGGACGCTTCAATAGGGCCGTAGGATTTGTACTTGGAGTTCCAGACGCTATTGCCGCCAGCGTGTATGTCACGGCTTACGACCAGATCCTGCAATATGGCCGAATTGTCGATGAGTCGTTGAGTCGCATACTCTACAAGGTGGTCAACAAGACTAAGCAGGGCGTGCAGACTACGGGCGTCAAGATCGCCAACTCGACGGTGCATGGCGGCACGGCCAGTATGGCGGAGGGACAGGATCTCCAGGCTCTCGGCGGTACAAGGGTCAATTTCAACTTCAGTAACGCACGCCCGGTGGCGGCAATGGCGGCGGCTGCGCTAGACGTGAGCAATATCGACCTCCTGGCAGATAGTTCCGCCGCGGGATCCAGCTACGGCGCTGGGAACCTACTTACGGTAGGGGTGAGGAACGCCATGAAGCAGAAGCAGAACGAGTGGACGGACATCTTCCACCGTGTCTTCCACGTTCTCGGCCTTGGACGCCCCCGGATCTTCTTTGAAAAAATGGAGGACGTTGAGCCGTACCGCGCGGCCCAGGCGCTCACCCTCCTCTCCCCGACGCTCAGCGATGAAGAGTACCGGATGAAGGCACTAGACACCCTGGACATCATCGGCAACGCTACGGACATCCCGGAGTCGTTGAAACTCCGGAACATCAGCCCTAACGCGGCATCCCAGCAGGCCGCACCCGATCAGGGGCAGTCTAACGGCACTGGCGGGGGCGGGCAGGGTGCTAACGATCAGCGCAGTGACGGCATCGGGGAGAACATGCGTCACGAAATGGCGATGGAGGATCAGTTGACGCGGATGAGCGAAATGCTGGCGCGGTTTGAGGAATTGACGGAGCGTTAAAAGGCGGCTTTCCTAATCGCCATGCTAAGATAGGTAGAGAGATGACAAAGCAACTTGCAATCCGCGAATCCGTCACCGAGGCCCCGGTCAAGTCGGGCAATCGCTGGCGCGTTATTGTCGCCCGCCCCGGACAGGGGTCCAGCGGGAACTACTCAGAGGAGATGTTCCGCAGGGACGCGCATCACATCATCGCCCCGGGCGGTCAAATGTTCATCAACCAC